GACGCTCGTCGAATTGGGGAAAATTGACGCCGAATTATGGAACGAGCATAGCATCATTTGGGTGTCTCGTTTCGTCGAAAATCTCACAGACTTATATCGCAAAAGGTCTACGGAAATACCAGATAAGCCGAGTTTCCGCGGAGAAAACTCAACCACTTGTGGAGTTTCCGCGGAGAAAACTACGGAAGAAGCGGAGTTTTCGACGCAGTTATCCTCAAAGGAAAGTAAAGTAAAGGAAAGAAAAGAAAAGGAGAGTACTCCTCACGCACATGTGTGCGAGGAGGTCGTGGCGGCTTGGAACGAGATCCTGGGGGAGCGCCTGCAGGTCGTCAAGAAGATCACGGACGAGCGACGCAAGAAGATACGACTACGCCTCGGCGAACTCTCCAAGGACAACGACGAGGCGGTGAGACAGATGCGCGAACTCTTCGAGCGCGTCGGGCAGTCATCATTCCTTCTCGGCGCTAACACCTCGGGCTGGGTGGCCTCCTTCGACTGGCTCCTTGGCTCCTCGGCGAACGTCGTGAAGGTGCTGGAAGGCAACTACGACAACAACCGCTCGGCAAAGGCTGCACACACGACAACCACGACGGCGCAGGGTGTGACACTCGGCGTCGACGAGCGTATCGATCCGACTACGGGGCGACGCACCTACGGCTCTGGCTTGGCGACAATACCCACCGACGCCCCAGCTCGACCATCGGCACGGCATCAGTGGGACGCCTCATCAAAGGCGTGGATCTTAATCTAATCTAACGGCGGAGATTAACGATGAAGCAACGAATATCCGTTTTTGCCTACACAATCGCCGCGTGTCGGCTTCAAACCATCGGAGCGGACACTTGTGCCGCCCACGGAAAAATCGACGCTTAAACGGCGATTATGGAAATCAAGCATAAAGAATTCGCGGAGTTCGGCATCGAAGTACCCTACGGGCGTCGGTCGGGAAAGATCAAGACGATCTGCCCCAAGTGCCACGATCAGCGAAGCAACAAACGAGATAAAAGCCTCTCCGTAGACCTCGACAAGGGCGTATGGCACTGCCATTACTGCCAATGGTCGGGAACGAACGAGGTGCACGTCAAGGACGACTGGCAACAGCGCTCGACGATCCGCAAGCAGAAGAAGGTGTACAAGCTCCCCGCGGCGCAGGTCGCCGAAGAGCAACGTCATCAGGTCGTCGCGAAGGCGCTCGCATGGTTTGCCTCCCGAGGCATCAGCGAGCAGACACTCCGAGCGCTCAACGTGACCGAGGGGCTGGAATGGATGCCACAGACGGGGAAGGCCGAGAATACGGTGCAGTTCAACTACTACCGAGGAGAAGAGCTGGTCAACGTCAAATACCGCACAGGGCGGAAGGAGTTTAAGCTCGTATCGGGCGCTGAGCTTCTCCCCTACAACATCAACGCCATAGGCGGGACGACCGAGTGCGTCATCACCGAGGGGGAAATGGACACACTTAGTTTCGTCGAATGCGGACGCACCGACGTCGTTAGCGTACCCAACGGCGCGAACGCAAACCTCGACTACCTCGACGACTACCTCGAGCAGTACTTCGACAACAAGGAGGTAATCTACATCGCCGTCGACACCGACACGAAGGGCGTCGTTTTGCGCGACGAACTGATGCGCCGCCTCGGCGTCGAACGCTGCCGCGTCGTCGAGTACGGCGAAGGATGCAAGGACGCCAACGAGCATCTGATTAAGTACGGCAAGGCCTCACTCCTGCAGTGCCTCGCCGACGCACCCGAGACGGCTATCGACGGCGTATTCACCATTACCGACTTCGAGGGCTCGCTCGATGCGCTCTACGAACACGGGTGGCAGCAGGGGGTGACCATCGGGCATCCGAACTTCGACGCCCTCTGCTCCTTCGAAACGAAGCGCCTCTGTATCGTGACAGGTATCCCCGGGTCGGGGAAGTCGGAGTTTATCGACGAGATCGCCGAACGCCTAAACGTTCGTTACGGCTGGAAGTTCGCCTACTTCTCCCCCGAGAACGCACCCCTCGCTTACCACGCCTCGAAGCTCATCGAGAAGTTCACGGGGAGACGCTTCTCGAAGTCGAGCCTCCCGGGCGGCGAGTATAAGCGGGTGAAGGAACACATCGAGAGTAACTTCTTCTTCATATCACCGACCGACAGCTTCAAAGTCGACAACATCCTCGAGAAGGCAAAATCACTCGTACGACGCAAGGGCATCAAGGCCTTAGTTATCGACCCATACAACCGCCTCGAGAGCGAGCAGGGAACACGGAGCGAAACGCAGTACATATCCGAGCTACTCGACAAGCTCACAAACTTTGCGCAGCGTAACGACCTCCTCGTTATCCTCATGGCGCACCCTACGAAGCAGCCGCGCAATAAGGACGGCATCATCGAAGCCCCAACCCTCTACGACATAAGCGGCTCGGCGAACTTCTTCAATAAGGCCGACTTCGGTATCGTAGTCCACCGCAACCGCATCGCGAACAACGTCGAGGTACACGTGCAGAAGGTCAAGTTCCGACACCTCGGCACGTGTGGCACGGCATACTTCCACTACAACCTCAATAACGGCCGCTACGTACCCTACGTGAAAGACGTCCTACCCGAGTGGGACAACGCCTCGCACCTCGACATCATCGACAAGCGAAACGCCGACGAGGCAAAGGCCTCAACGGCTATACCCTTCGACACAGACGACGAGGACGACGACCCCCTCCTTCGCACCACTGGCCTCTCCGACTGGGAGACCGACGGAGACCGCGCGCCGCTACCCTTCTAACTCGCTAATACAGAACGGGTACAGATAGAACATAATCACTAATAACTAATAATCAGGTAATTATGAGCGAAATTACACCTACCAACAGCACGCCCCTTAACATTTCGGGTATCGTCATTAACATTCTTCCACTGCAGACGGGTACGTCAAAGGCGGGCAACCAGTGGCAGAAGCAGGACTTCATCCTCGAGACGCAGGGGCAGTACCCCCGCAAGGTTTGTATCTGCCTCTTTGGCGACAACGTCGAGAAGTTCACCCTGCAGGTCGGGCAGTCGGTGACGGCGTCGATCGACATAGAGAGCCGAGAGTTCAATGGGCGATGGTACACCGACGTCCGCGCGTGGAACGTCATCTACAACGACCAGCAGGGTGTGCCAGCGCCGACGGCCACCGCACCGACGGCACAGCCCGCAGCACGAGCCACGGAGAAGAGTCAAGCTAAGGGCGTGACGGCACAAGCACCAGCCGACGCACCAGAGGCCGCCGACGATCTGCCCTTTTAGCAACGACGGAACACGATGAAGGACGCGAAGAGAGCAAAGGAGGAGAAGCCCGAGAAGAAGAAGGCCAACCCGTTGTATCGCCCATCGGCGCGACGAAGGGATCGCGTCGACGACGAGGTCATCCGCTGGATCGTCGACATCGCCCTCGACCCTGAGTGCGATATGACCGTGCCGAGCCTCTGCATCGAGGCCGTGCGTCACTTCTCGCTCACGTACACGGCGAAGAGCTTGGAGGCATATCTCCGCACTGCGCCGTACTACCGCGACAACATGGCGCAGATACGCGCTAATCAGCTCGAACTACGGCGCGAGCGAGCGACGCAGTTTCACAACTCTGACGTTATCATCTTTTGGCCGACGTGGAAGCTCATCGAACGCGGCTACCTCGTTAGGGGCTAACAGCCGCACACCACATAAAGCACCCTCCCCGCCGACGACGTGGGGAGGGGATACTAACCACCACAACAACAGACAACGAAATGAATATACTCGATACACAGATAGGCGGTACGCACTACACAGACCTACCTCACCAGCCCCTCGACCTCATCGCAGGGCTTGACCTCGACTTCTTCCAGGGGAACATCGTGAAGTACCTAACGCGCTACAAGTTCAAGGGAGGGACGGCCGACCTAAGAAAGGCCGCCGACTACTGCCGTAAGGCGCACGCCTACCTCTACTACCGACAGCTCACCGACGACTACCGCACGCGCGCCACCTACGGCGTCGAGGCACACTGCGAGGCTAACGGTCTACCCGAGAAGGTCGCCGAGGCTATGCTTATGGCTATCCTCTACCAATGGCGCGAGGCGGCGCGTCTGATCGACGAACTCGTAGCCGAAAGCACCCTCGAGATCATCGAGGAGGAGCGGAGGTGCAACAGCGTCGGCGTCGTGGACTTCTACACAGCGGCGAACGGAGACCTCGCCATCGGTGCGCCGTGGAATATCTGCGGGCAGTATCGCATCCACGACGAGGGCGGGCAGTACGCCGTCCTGCACGTCGAGGGCGGGGAGAGGATGGTATTCAAGGGACGCTACCCCACACTCGACCTCGCAAAGGAGGGCGCGATCTACCACCGCGAGGCACGCCTCGAACTTCTCGCCCGAATGATTGCCGATGAACTCGAGCGCTTACGAAAGAAGCACCCGATCAAGTAGCCCAGCGATGGCAAAGACCAAGACCAAAGCAAAGGCCTCCGACATCGCCACGAGTGACCTCTTCACGGCGCTCTGTCGGAGCGACCTGCGCGTCGCCTGCGTCCGTGAGCTGCGCTTCCACCCCGTGCGTCGCTGGCGCTTCGACTACGCCATACCCGAGCATAAGATAGCCGTCGAGGTAGAGGGTGGTGTGTGGACGCAGGGACGACACACGCGCCCCCGTGGCTTCCTCGGCGACATGGAGAAGTACAACACCGCCACCTCCCTCGGTTGGCGTATCCTCCGCGTGACGCCAGACACGCTCACCACTGGCGCAACGCTCGACCTTATCCGTCGCACTATCGAGAGAGCGCGCCCATTTCCGCGCCCCGATAGTGATTAAAAAATAATCACTTTAGAGTAAATTTGCAGTATGGCAGATACACAACAACAGACACCGACACCCGAGGTCGTCAAGCTCTCTCAGGTGCAAGCAAATAGCGCCAACCCTCGCTCTATCTCGGGCGCGCAGTTTCAGCGTCTCGTCGATAGCCTGCTCGTCCTCCCTAAGATGCTCGAGCTTCGCCCTATCGTCGTCGACGCCACGATGACCGCGCTCGGCGGTAATATGCGCTATCGCGCGCTCTGCGCCATCGCCGATATGAGCTACGACGCCATCGGTAACCGCCTCGCACGGCTCCCCGACTTCGTAAAGAAAACGAAGCCCGAGCAGGAGGCGCTACTTAATCGCTGGCTCACGTGGCGCGACGCCCCTACGGCCGTCATCCTCCGAGCCGACCGACTGACCGACGCCGAAGCGCGCGAGTTCATCATCAAGGATAACGTCGGCTTCGGTGCGTGGGACTACGACGCCCTCGCCAACGAGTGGGACGAGGCCGAGCTGAAGGACTGGGGTATGGACGTGTGGCAGCCCGACGACGAAGNNNAACGACGCACCCGCGCCCTCGCTCGTCGACCGCTTCATCGTTCCGCCGTTCTCTATCCTTGACACCAGAAAGGGCTACTGGCAGAAGCGCAAGAAGGTGTGGCGCGAGCTTATCGGCGACGCTGGCGAAACGAGGGAGGACACGTGTATCGTACAGCTCGAAATGAGATACCCGAGCATATACTACAAATCGAAGGAGAAGCGAAAGGAACTGGGCATCACCTTCCGCGAATACCTCGATAAGTACGTATCGGAGGAGGAGAAGCGCGAGGACAGCAAGGTCTTAACGTCGGGCGTCTCGCTATTCGACCCCGTACTCGCCGAGGTGCTGTGTAAGTGGTTCACGCCCTCCGAGGGTAGCAAGATCTTCGACCCGTTCGCGGGTGACACGCAGAAGGGGCTCGTGTTCGCGACGTGCGGGCATACGTTCCGAGGCATAGAGCTACGGCAGGAGCAGGTGGACGTAAACGAGCGCGTAATAGAGGGGCGAGGCCTCGACATCGCCTATATCTGCGACGACGGCCGTAACGTCGCGAAACACGTCGAGGCGGATAGCCAAGACCTGCTATTCTCCTGCCCACCATACTACGACGTCGAGGTGTATAGCGACCTGCCGAACGACGCCAGCAACCAAGGTACGTACGAGGACTTCCTGCAGATACTCCGCGACGCCTTCCACAGCGCTATCGGTTGCCTCAAAAATGACCGCTTCGCCGTGGTCGTCGTGGGTGACGTCCGCGATAAGCGCACGGGCTGTTACTACGACTTCGTCGGCGACGTGAAGCGCATATTTAAAGAAGCGGGTATGCCCCTATACAACGAGGTAGTCCTTATCGAGAGTGGTGCGAGTACGGCGCTACGTGTGGCAAATTGTATGAAGACGCGAAAGATGGTCAAGTGCCATCAGAACGTACTCGTCTTCTACAAGGGCGACACGCGAAAGATAAAGAGCCACTTCCCAGCGATCGAGTACACGAGCGAGGAGGAGGCCGATATGGAGGCTACGCTCGAGGCGGACACTAACGACTAACCAAAACGAAAAAACAGACTATGGGAAAAGCTCAACAAGCAGGTAACGAAAAGGCAAAGCGAAAGCGCGAGGGGCGACTGGTGATAGTCGCCGAGCTGTACAAGAAGGGCTACTCGTGCCGACAGATCAGCGAGGAGGTGATGAAGCGCCTCGATCTCGCGAGCTACTCGACGAGCGTCGTTCATCGTGACATTCAGGTGTTGCTCAAGGAGTGGCGCTCGGGTAGGCTCGAGGATATGGACGACGCTATACAGCTCGAACTCGAGCGTATCGACGACACGGTGCGCGAGCTGTGGGGACAATGGGAGCGCTCGAAGGAGGCGCAGATCGAGGTGTACAAGAGCAAGCGAGGACGCCCAGCTGGTTCGGGGGGTAACGGCTCGGGCGGTGGCCTGCAGACCGTCGAGGCCACCGAGACCGAAAAGACAAAGGCAGGACTCGGTGATGTGTCGTACATAGCCGAGATACGAAAACAGCTAATGGAGCGTCGCAAGCTCCTCGGCCTCTACGCTCCCGAGAAGAAGGACATCAGCGGCGGTATGTCGTTTGCTTCGTTCCTCATGGAGAGCGGGAAGCTTGACGAAGCCGAGCGGATGTCATACGACGTCGAAGACGAATAACGGGCAATGGCGAAGAAGACACGAACGACGAACAAGGAGGGGCGACTGCGACAGCAGGGCGTCGACCTCGTCGCGTCGTGGCGTGCCGATTGGTGTAAGTTCGCCCGTGAGGCACTCGGAGTCAACCTCGACGAGGAACAGCAGGCGATCCTGCGCTCCGTGCAACATAATCCCCGTACGTCGGTCGCCTCGGGTACGTCACGAGGTAAGGACTTCGTCGCCGCCTGCGCTGCCGTCTGCTTCCTCTACCTTACGCCACGATGGAACGCCGAGGGTGAGCTGATCGAGAACACGAAGGTCGCCCTCACCGCGCCGACCGATAGGCAGGTAAAGAACATTATGATGCCCGAAGTGGCGCGCCTCTTCAACCGCGCGCGACGTCGTGGCGTTGACCTCCCGGGGCGACTGAACGCCTACGACATTCGCACGAGTAACGACGAATGGTTCTTGACGGGCTTCAAGGCCGACGAGCATAACCACGAGGCTTGGTCTGGCTTCCACGCTGTGCATACGATGTTCATCATAACCGAGGCCTCGGGTATCGGGGAGGATATATTCGCCGCTATCGAGGGTAACCTTCAGGGAGACTCGCGCATCCTCCTCGTCTTCAATCCCAATACGACGACTGGTTACGCGGCGCGAAGTCACAAGGGCGACCGCTGGGCGAAGTTCCGACTCAATAGCCTAACCGCCCCGAACGTCCGCGAGAAGCGCGTCGTAATACCTGGGCAGGTGGACTACGCTTGGGTGGTCGATAAGCTCCGTGAGTGGTGTACACCGATCGACGAGCGCGACCGCGCCGAGGAGCAGGACGACTTCGAGTTCGAGGGGCAGTGGTATCGCCCCGAGGACTTGTTCCGCAAAAAGGTACTCGGATGCTTCCCAAAGGTTGGCGACGACGTGCTTATCCCACAGCAGTGGATAGACCTTGCCGTCGAGCGCTGGCGACTGGCAGGAGGACAAGAGCCACCAGCCTACGAGCAGCGCATCCTCGGCGTCGACGTCGCGGGTATGGGGCGAGACAGCTCATGCTTCTGCGAACGCAAGGGCAACTACGTCTTCCCCCTCGACTGCCGTAACTCGGGCGGGCGTGCCGACCACATGGCCGTCGCTGGTGAGGTACACGCACGCCGACGCCGCGAGCCTAACCTCATCGTGAGTATCGATACTATCGGCGAGGGCGCTGGCGTATATAGCCGTCTCGAGGAGTTGGGAGGAGATAGCCGACTACTGATCAGTTGTAAGTACAGCGCAGGGGCGAAGATCCGCGACCGCGATCTCACGGATATGACGGGGCAGTATCGCTTCGCCAATCTCCGCGCCTACCTCTTTTGGGCGGTGCGCGACTGGCTCAATCCGAAGAACGACACGGGCGCAATGCTACCGCCCGACGATCAGCTGGCCGAGGAGATGTCCGAGGTACGCTGGTCGTTCCGCTCCGACGGGCGTATCCTAATCGAGAAGAAGG